ATATTATGTGCTACATTAAGATTACTTTGAATATTGGTGATACCACTTCCATTTGGTGCAATAGTAACATTTCCATTGGACGCTGATGTAATACTTTGTCCATTAACATCCAGAGCACCTCCTAATTGTGGAGTAGTATCATCAACAACATCACTAATTTGATTAACCCACGATAATACACCACTTCCATCTGTTCGAAGAACTTGTCCTGTACCACCATCGCTAGTAGGTAAAGTCAATTCAACATTTGATGTCAAAGCAGGTGCTTTAAGACGTACAACATGTGATTTGTTAGTATCATACAAATCTATTATTCCACCGTTTGCGATAATATTATGTGCTACATTAAGATTACTTTGAATATTGGTGATACCACTTCCATTTGGTGCAATAGTAACATTTCCATTGGACGCTGATGTAATACTTTGTCCATTAACATCCAGGGCACCTCCTAGTTGTGGAGTAGTATCATCAACAACATCACTAATTTGATTAACCCAAGATAATATGCCACTTCCATCTGTTCTAAGAACTTGTCCGGAATTACCATCGCTAGTAGGTAAAGTTAATTCAACATTTGATGTTAAAGCGGGTGCTTTAAGACGAACAACGTGTGATTTATCAGTATCATAAATATCAATTCGTCCTTCCCGTGCTATAATATTACCGTTTACGTTAACATTTCCAACGATATCAAGTTCACTTTGAACACTTGTAATACCACTTCCATTTGGTGCGATAGTAACATTTCCATTGGACGTAGATGTAATACTTTCTCCATTAACATCTAGAGGTCCACCCAATTGTGGTGTAGTATCATCTAATAAAGAAGACATTCCACCGGTAGAACCACTCCAAAAAAGATTTCCACTACCATCAGTTCTAAGAGACTGATTTGCAGAACCAACACTATTTGGAAATGTTATTACTACATTACTTGTAAGATTGGCACTTTTTAATCTTAGATAATTTGAAACATCATTATCATATATATCAAAAAATCCACCCTTTACATTTAAATTTCCTTTAACAGACATATTACCATCAGTTGATGTTAATGATTCTCCGGTTGGTCCTGTTGAAATAACTTCAGATACTGCAAGATTTGATTTAACGGATAAATTTGCTTTAATAATAATTTCTCCTTTATCAAAACTAATAACTTCATCAAGATCATTTTCGTCATCACCAGTGGAACGTGATTTTATTTTAATTCCTAAACAACCGGTACCCTCTGCATTTGCATTACTTGCTTGCATTTTAGAAATAAGATTACCAGTACTTCCTTTAAAAAGAATTTCACTTCTTTGACTTCCTTTTTGAACATTAGGATCAGTACTTTTCATTATAATTGTTGGATTTGCTTGTTCAATTTCTATAGGTGCTGAAGGTGTATATGTTCCAATACCAATTCGAGGTTCTCCATTTGGATTATTTATATAAATACCTTCAAAAAAACCCTCCGGTTGTGACCAATTAATACCTGTATCTCCCATTAATTAGTATTGATAATTTAAATATACACAAAAATCTTATTAATAGCAAATTGTAAATAAAATTCAAATATAATACATAATAAAATTCAAAATAAAATTCAAAATAAAATTCAAAATAAAATTCAAAATTTACAAACAAAATTGAATTTTCGTAAAATATAAAGAATACTTGAATTCGTATGTCACCGTGTGTCAAAACAACACAAATCTTTGATGAAGCTATGAACCATTGTCGATGGAAAACAGTTATGAATGGTGTAATCAAAAATATTAATATTAAGGATTATAAAAATAAAAATTTTAACGAAATATTTACTGCCGTTTACAATGATACAATCAATATTAAAGGCATTGGAATGTTGGCAATATATGATATTGTTTCGGGTATATGTAATCACTATAAGATAAATATCGATAAAGTATTCATTGTTGGAAAGGGTCCAAGAAGGGCAATAAATCTTCTTAATATTGAACCAAAAACTTATAATGTAAGTGATAAAATAAACTTGAAATATGTTGAAATAAGTGATATTGTAAATGCCTTTAGAGTTAAAAATATCAATTTTGATGAATCTATTATTCATACAAAAAATGGTGATATGGTAGAAAGTTATATATGTAATTGGCAAAAACAAAAAAATAATTAGGTTAATATGTTAAAATATAATAAGCGTATAAATTAACTATGCCAGGTGGTTTAATACAATTAGTAGCAGTTGGAGCACAAGATACTCATATTACTGGAAATCCAAATATATCTTTTTTTAAATCCAAATATAAAAGACATACACGTTTTAGCAAAGAAACAATTGAAGAAGTAATAATAGGTCAAAAACCAGATTTTGGTAAAAAAATAACCTGTAATTTATCAGGTAAAGGTGATTTACTTAGTTATATTGTTTTAGAATTTGTATTGCCACAATTAACTGTATCGTCGGGACAAGTACGATGGATTAATGGTGTTGGATATAAATTGGTTAAATCGGTCGAATTTGAAGTTGGTGGTGTAACAATTGATAAACAATATGGAGAATGGTATCATTTATTCGATGAATTATCATTTACAGATAGTAAAAGTAATAACTATCAACAGATATTAGGAAGAAATGCCGCATATGATGCAAATACAGGATTAATCGCAAATACAGGAACAACTATCATAGCATTTCCTTTAAAGTTTTGGTTTTGTAATAATATTGGGTCGGCTTTTCCTATTGTTGCACTTAATCACAATGATATAAAACTTATTATTGAAATCGAAGAATTTTCTAAATTATATACTTTAAGTAACGCAAGTGCAACAGTTACAAATGCTAATTTAATATCAATGGATATACATTCTGATTATATATATCTGTCGCCAGAAGAGAGGTCGTCAATTGTTAATAGAGATAACAATTATATGATAACACAATTACAATATTCAGGAGAGCATCGTGCTCTTGCAGGACAATCAACGATTAATATTCCAATTAATTTTAGTCACCCAGTTAAAGAACTTATATGGATTATTCAAAGAACAGATGTTGCTACACATAGTAATAATTTTGGTGGTAATTTTTGGTTAAATTATTCAAGTTCTTCAGGAACATCAATGCTTAGTACTGCAAAATTAAGTGCAAATGGAGAAGATATGATGTATGATATGAAATCATATTATTTTACAAAATTAGTTCCATTTAAACATCATACACGAGTTCCAAGTAAACATATTTATGTTTACTCATTTGCATTATATCCTGAAAAATTCCAACCTAGTGGAACAATGAATTATAGTAGAGTAGTGAATCCACGATTACATATTAATTTTGTATCTGGAACACCAGAAGTAAATATAAGAATATATGCAATTAATTACAATTTTATTCAAATTAAAACTGGATCATTAGGAATTGCATATAGAAACTAAAAATAATATTATATTAAAATCATTTTATAAGTATTTTTTACATTGAAGTGCCATATGATATGCCATATTAATAGGTACTGCATTTCCAATTTGCATACACCGACTTGTATGAGAACCATAAAATTTAAAATTTTTATCAAATCCGGTTATAATCGCACCTTCTCTAACGGTAATTGATCTATGTTCAAACGGATGAATTTGAAAACTACTATGTCCTGGAACAAGCGTAGGAGCAGATTTATCCATACTTAATCGACTTGATGTTCCTCTAGAAAAATAACTTTCAGAACTCTTCATGTTGGAATGAATGTTTTTGAATTTTTCAATTGTTGAACTTTTATGTGTCATAGGTCTATTATCAATATCATTTACTGGGTTATTTACACCATTTATATCTAACATATCAAAAGCATCTCTAACTGTTGGTGGATTAATTAAAGTCGTAGGGGTAGGATATTCCCAATCAATATTAGTATCATTTCTAATCGCAACAATAAATAAACGTTTTCGTTCAGTTGCACAATTATATTGACTACATTTTAATACTTTTTTATACACTTTATAACCCAAATTTTCATATAAACTTTCAATATGTTCTACTACATTATACATATAACCTTCTAATGATTCTTCTAATTGTTTTCTTTCAAATGATATTGTACTCAAATCATTTTTAACATCATCTATTATTGATTGTGGTGTATCATCTTTTGTTAAAGCAATTAATTTTCCTCTTAATTTTTTATGATTCTCACAAATATCAGTTAATTTTATACACATATCTTTTATTGAATCATCTTTTTTTAGAATTTTCATTGATATTATACCCGGAACATTTTCAATTATACTTATTTTAGGTTTTAGTAATTCTACTAAACGTAATTGTTGCAAATAAAGATAATTCCTTGGATCATATGGATTACGAATACCCGCAAGTGAAAATCCTTTACAAACAATTCCTCCGAATAATACATCTAAATCATCATAACTAATATTTCTATTCTTAAGATATTCATCATCTATATTTTCAATATTATCCACTAAAATCTGATTATTATTTAAATCACTATTTATTTTAAGAGTTTCTATAGCATCTTCCCAAATATCATTAACAAATATTGATTTGAAACCAGCTTTTTTAAAACCAAAATGACTTCCACCACACCCAACAAATGTTTCGGCAATTTTTAAATCTTTCTTACACATAGTTTCAGTATTTTGGACAATTTTTGTTTTTTTTACCATATAATATTAAACTTAATTTAGATTTAAGTAAGTTTAATATTCAATAAAGTTTAAAACATTTATAAAGTTTAAAACATTTATAAAGTTTATAAAGTTTATAAATTATTTTATTTCCATTATAGGTGAGTATTCGCCCAAAAGTTCTCGTTCCCATGGATTTTTACTTTTATTATCGGTAAATTTGTATCTATATGACATTATTCGTACAAATTTAGGTTTATTATTTTCAAATGGATTCTTTTTAATAAATTTTAATACAGATTTTTCATTATTTATAATTCTTGAAATCATATTAACAATCCATTGATTTTGTGAAAAATTACCAAGTGCAGCAAACCACAATTGCCAATCAACTCTCGGCATATGTGGTGCTACTTGTCTAGGAGTTTGTGAAATATCACCTGGTTTATAATAAAATTCATATTCCAACCATTTTTCTCCATCGGAACTACCTTCTATAATAAGTTCTATTCTATCTTTCGTCATATGTGCAAATAATCCATATATATTCATTAATCGATATTTAGATAATATCCCAATTGTAGTTAATGTAATGTTATTTAATGGAACTTTAAAGAAACTTGTTAAATTAAACTGTCGAAGCAAATTAATAGCATTCATATAAATAAAACACAATGACAGAATACATACCACTATTTCTAATAATGGAAATTTTTCAACCGTAAATGGTATATAACTATCTGGTATCATTGGTATTAATAGTGTTATTGTTAAAATGTTAAATGTACCATAATTACCAGTCAATAATATCATAAATTGTAATGATAATTGTAATAATACAAAAAATACTCTTACATATGATGGTGTGAATATCAACATTGGTGATAATAATTCGATAAAAATTGCTGAAATACAAAATAATTCATTTATTCTAGGACCCAAGTTATGGAAAAATCTTGAGAATGGATTAGGAAGAGGTTGAGTCCAAAAATGATACGATAATGCTGAATAATTTCTCCAAACAGAATCGCCTATTAATTTTACTAAACCTGCTGAAAATATAAATCTAAAATAAAAGAACCACATCATAAATATCGTAAAATAATTAGGTAAATCAGTAACCGTATATAATATAGAAATAAAACTAGTTTCAATCAATAATGTATCCCATTGATATGATAAAAATTGTTGTCCAACTAACGAAAACGAATTGTATATTACTATAAACGTTATAATGGATATTAATTGCGTGTATCCACAAATCATTAGTATAGAAGATACAATATTTACTAATAAACATAATTTCATAAAACTATTTGATGCATTATACCAAAAAATAGTGGGAATATTTAATACTGCATCTGCAAATCGAGGAAAATTTTTAGATTTTTCCAAAAGATAATCTTTTATTGATAATATACCATTTTCACCAAATAAACCATCATATTGTAAATATAATGATAATGTTGCAAATAAATAATTAATACCTAGCATTCTTGAATATAATTCTCTAGAATTGATATAATCATTTGTTTCAAGAAACATTTAATTCTAATTTAATATAATACTCTCAAAATCTTTAAATTAAATACTTAAATGTAATAATAAAAAAACAAAAAAAAACAAAAAAAATAAAACAAAATTTAATAAAATTGAATTCGACTTACATATTTATAATAGTTTAATAAATGTCTCAAAAAACTAAATCACAAATTAATAATGATATAAAAAGAGCAATTATTGATACAATCGGTGGTATTTCAAATGATATTGGACTATCTGATAAAAAAAGAGATGAATATATAGAAAAATATACTAATGAAACATTCCGAGTTAAGATGGAAAAGAACGACAAGGATATAAAATTTGACAAGGATGTAAAACTTCCCAAAAATAGTAAAGTTGATAGTCCAAATCTATCAAAGAATAAAAAAACAAATTCTCTATCGAGAAAACAATATTTTGAAGTTTTAAATATGCTAAAAGAAAAAATTTCTAAAAATAATTCACATTTGTTGAAGATTGATATACATCGTATGGCGATTGAAATGTATGCTAAAAATAAACAAGAAATTACAAATACATTTCTGAATGGAGATATTGCTACTGAGTCAGAACAATACAATAAAGCAATCGAAGTCAATGTTGAAAAAGTCGAAAAAGTAGAAGTAAAAGAAGTAGAAGTAAAAGAAGTCGAAGAAGTCGAAGTCGAAAAAGTCGAAGTAAAAGAAGTCGAAAAAGTCGAAGTAAAAGAAGTCGAAGAAGTCGAAGTAAAAGTCGAAGAAGTCGAAGTAAAAGTCGAAAAAGTCGAAGTAAAAGTCGAAGAAGTCGAAAAAGTCGAAGTAGACGAAGACGTCGAAGTTGAAGAAGACATATTGGATGAAATTGACGAGGAAGACGAGGACGAGGAAAACGAGGAAGACGAGGACGAATATGATATAATCCAATATATGGGAAAAACTTTGTATGTTAATGAAGATGGAGAAGCATACAAAGATATTGGAAATGAACAATATACTAAAGTAGGTATGTGGGATTATGATTCCAACAAATTGGTAAAATCCTAAATAAATTAAATAAGATCGACTACAATCGGAAGATGATCACTACCATATACATAAACTGGACCAGATTGAATAACCTTTAATCCACGAACAAATATATAATCAACTCTTCTTCCTGACCAGACAGTAAATGGAATATTGGGTGTTGTATCAATAAAATTATTATTTTTTAATATAGTTGATGTTGTATAATCTATACTATCTTCTATATTATGATGTTTGGTATTTCTGTCTATCCAATTAATAATATCTTTATTATAATAATCAGGTAAAGCATTAAAATCACCGGCAATTATAACCGGTTCATTTTGATTATGTATCGTATTTACTACACTATCAACTTTATTAATTTGTTTAATTCGTACATTATTTTTGGGATCTCTTGCTTCAAGATGTATATTGAATGAATTGATTATATTAGGTGATTGTAACCACTTTCCATTTGTTTTATTAATCATTCTGGGTTCTCCTAATTTATTATTTCCTTTTGGTAAATATATACATTCTTTTTCATCAAATTTTTTTTTTGAAAATGTAATATTACCAATTTTTTCATTAGGATCTATACAAAAATAATAATGATTAAAATCTAATTCTTTTTTTATTCTTGTAATTAATTTTTTATTATTTGGAAACTCTTGCATAAATAATAAATCTGGATTTATCATTTTCATAGAAGATAAAATATCCTCAGTAACATCTTCATCAGTTATTCTATCTTTAAAAAAATGAACGTTATATGTACACACACGTAATGATTCCGAATCTTTATTTTTTAACCATTCATTATGTTTTTGATATTTAAGTATATCTATATTAAATAATTTAGCGAGTTCTTTTGCAGTAAACAATTTATCTTTAATATTCCACGCCGATGGTTTTAATTCAGTGTGGATCTTCATTTTATATTACTTTATATATATAGTTATTTATTTAAATAATATTTTATTATTTAATATTTTTATTAATATTAAATAATCTGAGATTAATCTAAGCATAAATTATTAATATTATATTTATAATACTTGTTGTAAAATGAGTTATCAAATGATGATTTGTATTTCTGTATAATTTTAATAAATAATTTGAAAACATCAATATTGTAATTAGAATTTGTAAATATATATTGGGTAAATAAAACATACAAAATATCTCCAATAGTATATTTGTTCCAATAACTAAACGATCTATAAGTTCATAATTTTTAATAGTCCAATGATTCAATATATATTGTATTGGATTATATAATCCAAATATTCGAGTAATATAAATCAAAATATTATTTTGCCAATTAAAATTAAAATTAAAAATGAAATGTAATGTGCAAAAAAAAAGAGAACTTTTTAAAAGTATAATATTTACCATTATATCATAAAAATTATATATTCTTATATTTTATATGAATAATAATAAGTATTTATTAATTAGTTTAATAATTCTAATCGGAATATTAATTTATAATATGAACAAAACTGATTTTACAAGTTCATCTAAAAAATCAATAATAATTTTAGTTCGTCAGGCATCAAGGTGGTCTACAGCCGCACAACAAGATAAAAGTCCCCTTGTTTCATTACTACACGCTAATTATGGGGCAGGATTTTTATGGGCATTAAAAGATATAGCAACTGATAAAGAGATTAATTCAGCAATACCTGAATTAGATATAAAAAAATTCACAAAAAAAATAGTTGATATTCAAGATATGTCTACTAAAAATGTAACAAATGTATGTCCTCAATTCGTTGGGGAAGGAATTGATTCGATGCTTTTAAAACTTGCATGAAATACAAATTAAAGTTTAATTTAACAAGTTTAATTTAACAAGTTTTAAATCCTATATTATTTTTTTTATACCTTTCTAATAAAATATTAATACTAGATGGCATTTTAAGACATAATTTTCTACCAGATTTTTCTTTCATAACATCTGGTCTAACAAAGAATATATTTTTATGAAAATCATTTATACGATTTTTAATAATTTTATTAAGTGTTTTATCTTGTTTGTCATTAGTATATTTTATTAAATCTTCACGATACCAATCTAATATATCATTTGTAACTGATATTACACGTTCCCATACACCTAATTTTATCAATGATTTCTTATTGTCATAAAAAATATGTGTTAAAAATGAAACATTCTTATTATTTGCATATGCAAAGTTTGTTATATACTTTTGTGTATTATCTTTTTTAATCTGTTTTTTAAATAATTTGTTTAAAGTCTTTTCTTTAAAAGTTTTATCAAAAAAGGGTAATATTATATTCGTTTTTATGTTAGCGATGTTAATATGTTCATATATAATATCATATGCGATTTGCATAAAATTTTTAATATCAAATTCTGATTTATTTATATTATTTTTTAATGCTAAATCAGAAATATATTCAGTTATTTTTTTTTCAAGAATTTCTTCGTCATTGTCGATATTTTTGTTATATATATTTATAATATCTCGTCGTGTACTTTTAATATATAGTACTTTAAAAAGTATATTTTTGTTATCACTAATATTTTTTTGATTTTTTGTTAAAATTTTTGTATCATAATATTTTCGTTCAGTATGTGCATATGAAAATGAATCTTGAACTGTATGTAATAACATACCCAACGGTATTAAACTTTCATTTTTTAATGATAAATAATATAATAGTGATAATCTTTTTAATATTTTTTTAAGTATTTGTTCCATTGTATAATCAGTAGAACTTGTCATCGAATGTCCTATAGACCATCGACCACGATGATTTTGATATAATCTTGTATTAAAGAATTTATTAGGAAATTTGATATATGCTAACATATATGTATTACAAAGTTCATAATATGGTTCAATAGATAATTTCCCATTTTTTCTTATAATTGTTTTTTTACCACACGCTAGATCCGGATATATCAAACCTTTTATTAAATTAGATTTTTCAAAAGATTTACCAGAAATATCATTCAATCTATCAATATAATCTGAATTATTATTTTCTAAAACATTATTTATTATTTCTTTATGAATATTTATAAGCATATTTAATATATATTATGATAAAAAATAAATCCAAATTATCAATTAAAATCATTAAATCTTCGACAAATTAATTCTGGTATAATATCTTTTATTAAATTATTCATTCCATTATCATTAAAAATAATATCTTTTTCATCGTCAGTTAAATTAATTTTGTTATCTCTTATTTTATTTTTAATTGAAATTATTTCTAAATCTTTAATATTTGATAATAGACTATCCATTTGAATATTTAATACTCGAAGTTTTTCTATAGTGTTTGTAGCAGACATATTGTCCATATTTTTTAAATTATTTGCTATAACATTTGTTGAAGATATATATTCATGTATAAAATTATTTATTATATTGAATTGATATCTACTTATTGGATTAGAATTTGTATTTGAATTGGTATTTGAATTTGTATTTGAATTGGTATTTGAATTGGTATTTGAATTGGTATTTGAATTGGTATTTGAATTTAAATTATCTTTCATAATATATAAAAAATAGAGAATTATTTTATAATAACAACGTATGAATTTTTTTACTGAGACAAGTTCAAAAATTCCATTAAATAAAATAGTTCATCATAAGGATATATGTAATCAATTATTAAATATGAATAATATAGAAAATTCGATTTTTTATGGACCATCAGGTTCTGGTAAAAAAACATTAATTTTATCATATTTAGCCCATCGATATGGTAAACAAGTATATAATACTTCATATATAACTAAAGATGTCGACGGTATTATAGAATTAATTGTATTACAAAGTCCAATTCATTGTGAAGTTGATATCAAAAAATATTCAAATCACGATAAAACAATTGTAATGGATATGTTAAAAGAAGAAGGTTCTACAAGAAATATTAAAGATAAATTGGAAAAAATAGTTATAATTAGGAACGCTGATTATTTATCATATACAGCACAATGTGCATTACGTCGTATAGTTGAAGTTCATTCAAGTAATTTAAAATTAATACTTATTTTACAAAAAATAAACAAAATTATCGACCCATTACTTAGTAGATTTATATTGTTTCGTGTTCCAGCACCATCTTATAGCGAAATACATAATATATTATGTGATATATCATATAATGAAGGTATATATGGTATGGATTTAAATAAAATTGCATTAAATAGCGATAGAAATATAAAAAATTCAATTGTAAAACTACAAATATGGTATGAAAGCAAAGGAGAAATAAATTATACGAATTATGATGATAAATTAGTAAATGATATATGTGATGATTTATTTTTAATAATAAAAAAAAAGGATATTTCGTATATTACAAATATAAAAAATTCTATATACAAAGCAATTATATCAGACGTACATACTACTACAATTATAAAAAAATCATTATTTATTATCTTAAATTATTGTAAAAAAAATAAAATTAACGATAGTATAAAATTAAAATTAGTATCAAATGCTTCAAATTATCAAATTAGAATGATAAATCACTGTAAGGATATAATGCATCTAGAAGCATTCTATTATTCAGTAATAAATATATTAATCAATATAAACTAAACAAATAAACAAAACCTAACTAAAATAAAATATGCGTTTATAATAAGCAAAATGCTTAATACCGATGTATGTGAAATAATATGTAACGAATTAGATACTAATTCGATTAAAAATTTAATAAATTTTAAAAATAATTTAGGTTTTGTTGCGTCACATATATATCATAAAAAGCAAAAAGCGTCATATAAAATTCAATTATGGTGGAAAATAATGTCATCAATATTAAAAACTTTTGGCAAAACAAAATGTTCACAATGTAAGAAAGTCATAATAGGCACTGCTTGGAAACATAGATTATGGAGTGCTCATCCAGATAGTGATGAATATATAATAGATGAAACTTGTTATTATTGTTGGAAAAAGAATGGATTTATTAAATATAATGAACCTCGCCAGACGTTTATATACAGAAAATTAGGTGATAAAAAACAATCTATCGCTGGATTTATGTGGATGGAAAATGACAATCCATTTAATAATTCATAATCGATTTATAATCGATTTATATCTTTGAATAATGGAATAATGACGGTTATTTTTAAAATTGATTCTATTTTTAAAATCATATTAAATGCAATCAACACAAAATATAATTGAGTTTGTTAAAAATCAACGATCCATATATAATTTTGCGACTTTTTCAAAAAGAAATGATATACTAATGGCAATAAAACATTATGTTTTATATGGACAAGTGATTGAAATTGTTCACGAAGAAGATATCACAGGTAGTCCCAGAAATGATTTTGATTATGATTATTATTTTATAAGATTAGATGATAAAAAAAATTTTCATAAACATAAAATAATGGAAATCAAAACATCATATATGAGTGGGTTGACTGGTCAACCGAAAGGAACACCGTCAAAGTTTGCTGACCAGATATATGAAGTACATTTTCACAATGATATTAATATTTATGAAGAAATTAATAATCTAATTTCAAAACAGACAATAGAAGAAGATATATATGTATATAGAGGTGCGGATATAGGAACATTTTATAACAAATTAAATATTATTGATAAAGAAAATGCTATAGATAATTTTATTAAATTTATAAATAAAAGTCTAATATAAATTTATTCTAAACATTACATAAAAACACAAATATTTTTATATAAATAATTCATCAATATAATTTACATAAATAATTCATCAATGTAATTTACATAAATAATTCATCAATGTAATTTACATAAATAATTCATCAATATAATTTTTATAAGAATCTGAATCCGAATCCGAATCAATATTCGAAGATACATTTTTTTTATTTTTTTGGTCTTTTTTATCTACTTCGCCAAATTTATTCATATATGATGCAACATAATCACACCACTCTTCAAGAGTATCCTGAATCTTCAAGTAATATAAACCAGTAAGAATTCTTGGAATATAATGGTTTTTAGATGTCATATTGTGATATTTTTTTATAAAATTAATTTTATCATCTGCATTTTCATTTAGGTATGCAAATATAATTTGAAGTATTTCGTGTTCAACTTCAATTTCATGAAATTCAGTACATTCTTTGTTCAAAGAATTAATATCTTTTATAAGATCACTTTTTAACGCCAATGATGACGGAACTGATACGGTAAAACCATCAGTTGAGTTGATTGTGTAATTTTCCATATTAAATTTAATATATAGATATTTTTAAGTAAATTCAATTTTAATAAATTTTAAATTTATAGTTTATAATATAATTTTATTTTAATCAATTGTCCATTTAAATGCCCTAGTTCAATAACCTATTTAAAAGTTATATAGTTTATTATTATTATTATTATATAATGTATGAATTGATTTATTTTTTAGATACTATTTTTTACCTTTGTAATTTAATATTTTGTTTCATATATGCCGTTAAGTTTAATAATTTTTTACTTATTTTCTTATCTGCCTTATCAGAATATAAACTCGGACTTATAGCTCATGAAGGATGTCATAAAGCTATATCGAAATGGTATGGGAAATTATATGACTTAGTGTTTTCATCTTCTGAAATGTGGATACAAAAACATAATAAAACTCATCATATTTATATTATTTCCTTTATTTAGATGGAATATATACGGAATTTTATTCTATTTATTTCACAATATCCTTGTTGGATTGTTATATGGCGTTATTTTTTCAGTTAGTCATGTCAATGAAAAAGCATTATTTAATCATAATGAAACAAATTTTGAAAAGATACAATTAAATGAAACAGCAGATTGGTCTCCAGGAAGTAAATTTTGGAATTATATTACAAACGGTCTGAATCATCAGGTAGTACATCATTTGAAATCAAATATATCTAGTTTTCACTACCCAGAAATATCTGCAAAAATATCTGAACAATATGGTGAAAATTATAAAACATTCAAAAATATTTTATATGCAATTAAATCTAATTATAATTACATGAAAAAATTAGGGAATTTTAAATGTACAACTGGTTAATAAATTATTGATTAAAATAAAATTTTATGTGTATCTATATACTACATATAAATTGCCATTTTAATTCAGTACATATATCCTTCCATATCTTGTCTTGTAAATGTAATTTTTCACGACTTTTTAACAATGGAAAACACATTAAAAAATCATCTAATTCAAGTAATTCGGCAAATTTATGTAATACATATGAATAAGATAAAAAGTTTTTTCTTCCTTTTGGACATACCTTTGCAAATGGACCTTGTATTTCTTTAAACATAACACGTAATTTTTCCTCTATATCTTTACTAATTATAGGCGGAGGTAAACCATTAATTATATTTATAATATAAGTTCTATGTTCATAATACTTATTTAATTTTAATTTTTTTAATATTTCTTTTAGTCGGATAGGTGTTAATTCAGATGTATCGTTTTTATTTTTTTTTATTTCTAAGGTAATCTTATTTATAACTTCGTGTGGTATTTCAGTACTTTCCTTTGCTTGAAATTGTGCCAACCATTCATTGAAATGATTTATTTTTTTGTATGCAAAATAACTTATTTCAATAGGTGGTTCTTTATATGATGGTTTATCACTATCTATTATAATATATTTCATTGAACCACAACTTGGACACGCAACATAACCTTCTGAATATACTATATTACACTCGACATCACATTTTTTACAATAATATGCATTTAAATTATCTTCTTCATCTTCATTAAAAGTAGCGTGATTTATATCAACTATATTCATATATTCTTTGAGAAGTTGAGCTCTTTGAAATTTATGTTGTGTTGTTATAAAATTTTTCATAGTTTGTGTTGTTGTACCATCATTTTCGTCTAATTTCGAATCATATATAATTTCATTAAGTGACGAAACTGGTTTATTATCAGATATATTTATATTAATTTCATCATCTTTGTAAATTATTTTATTTGCATTTACATTTGCATTTGCATTTACATTTGCATTTGCATTTACATTTGCATTTACATTTGCATTTATATTTGCATTTACATTTGCATCATTTGCATTTACATTATCATTGATTTTTGGTTTATTTTTTTCAAAAAAATCTGTAATAGATTTTGTGTTTAAAGAACTATGGATACAATTTTTATTGGATTTTGTTTTTGTTTTATTTATTTTAGGTTTAGATTTAATGTTATCAAAATATTTATAAAGAATATGTGATGTATTGATAAAATAGTTATCTTCTTCAGACCCACTCTCAATTTGTTTTATTTTATTTTTAATTTCTTTGATATCATCTTCAATATCTAATTTTTTTAAAATATCACACTTTTCAAGTTGTTCATTTGGTATAAAATCTTTTAATTTTTTATTTTTTATTTCGATTTCTTGTTTTAATTCTTTAATACTCTTTTTTTTATCATTAAATTTATTAATAATTTCTTGATGTTTTGCAGCAATTGTTAATGATGAATTATGACCGGGATTTGACATTCTTTAAATAGTAAAGATATACTTAAAGGAGTCAAACCTTTAAGTATTTTCTTTAAGTCCCTTCTACGATAAAATAAACGAATCAATAAAAATGTGTGTTAAATATTCATTATAATTTTAATTTTAAATAATAATATTAACATTAATATGAATAAAGGTTCGTCTAAAGCAACTTCACCCAGAATTAATTCGAATAATCCAAAACATCCAATTAATTCCAATAATCCAAATAATCCAAATAATCCAAATAATCCAAATAATCCCAATAATCCAATTAATTCCAATAATCCCAATAATCCAATTAATTCCAATAATCCAAATAATCCAAAAAAAGTTGCTACAGATAAAATTCATACAAATAACAATATTAATAAAATGATGTTTATATATAACGCTTTACAAGATGGATGGACCATAAGAAAGGTATCTGATGATAATTATGAATTCACAAAACCTAATATAAAAAAAAATGTTTCTCATACAAAATTATCATTAAAACAATTTATCAAGGGAAATTTAGTTGATGTAGGCGATGATATATGTTAGGAATTAAATTTGATATCCGTATCATTGATTAAATTATTTCCTAATAAGATATTAATATGGGTGGTGGTATTCTACAATTAGTTGCATATGGGGCACAAGATTTATATATTACTGGAAATCCCCAAATAACTTTTTTTAAACTAGTACATAGAAGACATACTAATTTTGCTATTGAATCTGTTGAACAACCATTTGATGGTGGGATAAATTTTGGAAAACGTGCTACATGTTCTATCGCTAAAAACGGCGATCTTATACATCGTGTATGGTTACGATGTACTCTTCCATCGATACCATCTTGTGCTACAAGTGCAACCCCAACAGATGATGAATTGAATAGTATGGCGTGGTGGATTTCAAATGTAGGTCATTCTCTTATTAAAAACGTCGAACTTGTTATAGGGGGTCAATTAGTAGATAAACAATATGGTGAGTGGTTACATATTACCAATGAACTTTCAAATAGTAGAGCAAATAAAGAATCATACAGTGAATTAATTGGTTCCATAGATGGGATTACAACTGCAATTAAGAACAGACCTATTCTCACGGATACATATATGAGTAATTATTCGGTCGACAATCTTGGTTATGGTATAGTAATAAACGGTAATAATAATACTTTAAAATTCACCGTTGATAGTGTTTCTAAAACTGCAACAATTACACCAGGTGTCTATACACTAAGTAGTTTAGCAACTGAAATTAAAACTCGAATGGATAATGCATCAAGTCTTACATTTACTGTAGGTTATGATACTACAAATACCAATAAATTAAAATTTGATAAATCTGGAACTACATTCACTATAAATGGTGAAGATGCTAGTTGTACAATAAGAGAAGTAATAGGTTTTAATGTAGCATCAATTTCTGCTGCAAATTCAGTAACTGCACCAAATGAAGTTAAGAAAACACCAATCGGTTCAACATCTAATGGTTTCAAGAGTATTCGTGATGATTTATCCAATGGTAAAAATGTCGTTGATTCAAGGGAAGTATATATACCATTACAATTTTGGTTCTGTAAGCATCCAGGATTATCATTACCATTAATAGCATTGCAATATCACGATGTTAAGATAGATGTTGAACTAAATAAAATAACAGATTTATATTATGGATATGACGGAACAGTTGATGGAAGTGGTATTGGTTCGCTAACAAATTGTTCATTGTGGGTAGATTATATATATCTCGATACTGATGAAAGAAGAAGATTTGCCCAATCAAAACACGAATATTTAATAGAACAATTACAATATAATGGTGAAGAGAAGATATCTATATCAAATCCATCAATCGACCTTAATTTGAATCATCCTATTAAGGAACTTATCTGGGTTGTTCAAAGAGATTCGTGGATCGGAAATACTACCGCGACTGGCACTGGTTCCACCACAAGGGGAAAAAGATGGGACAAACAATGGACTACATATGAAGAATATAATACATCCGTTTCTGGAGATGATAAACTCCCAATTGAATATAAATATAAGGGAGGTAAAAATCCAGTTTTGACATCAAAATTAATTTTAAATGGACACGACAGATTTTCAGAGCGTGATGGTATGTATTTTAATATGGTTCAACCATACTCACATCATACATCAGTACCATCAGATAAGGGAATAAATGTATATTCATTCGCACTTCAACCGGAAGAACATCAACCATCAGGAACATGTAATTTTAGTAAGATGGACAGTGCAACATTAAGAATGACATTAGTCAACAGTAATCCCGCAAAAGTCAGAGTATATGCACTTGGATATAATATACTAAGAGTAATGGGAGGTATGGGCGGTGTAACATATACTAATTAAATAAAACTAATTTTGTATACTTAAAATATACATATTTTGTTATATACAGTATTTATTTTGGTTTAAAGAAATAAATACTGTTAAATGTTTAAATTAAATTAATAGATTAATTTAATTCAATTCTTCAAAATTTTTTTCTTTGTCTAAAATATAAAAATGGGAGGAGGTTTAATGCAACTCGTAGCTTATGGCGCACAAGATATTTACCTTACCGGTAACCCACAAATCACCTTCTTTAAGGTAGTATACAGAAGACACACCAACTTCGCAATGGAAGCTATTCCACAAACATTCGACGGATCCGCCGATTACGGAAAGAGAGTATCATGCACTATTCCAAGAAATGGTGATCTCGTAGGAAGATGCTACCTTCGTGTTAAAATGGCTGCATTTGGTGCAGTTGATAGTGATGTTAGAAGACTTGTTAAGAACTGTGAACTTGAAATTGGAGGACAAAGAATCGACAAACAATACTACTTATGGCAAGCAGCATGGCAATCACTTACATACAGTCAATCACAAAAAGAAGCAATGTCAATTATGTCTGTATCCACAGCCGCTTTAGATTACTACTACTTACCACTTGACTTTTTCTTCTGCAGACACGCTGGACTTGCCCTTCCCCTTATTGCACTTCAATACCACGAAGTTAAAGTTATTGTTGAATTAGCTAGTGCAGTTACAGATCTCAAAATCAACAGTAATGTAGCTACTGTTGTTACTGGTGGTGCTATAAGTTCTTGCGAACTTCTTGTAGATTACTTCTACCTTGATACTGATGAAAGAAGAAGATTTGCCCAAGTATCTCACGAATATCTTATTGAACAAGTTCAACATACTGGTGTTGAAACAATGACAGCAGCTGGAAGCAATAATGTAACACTTAACTTTAACCACCCAGTTAAAGAACTTGTATGGTGTCTTGATGCTGCAGGAAATGGAAATGCAACTACTGCATCATACTTCAGTACAGCTAAACTTCAACTCAATGGACACGATAGATTCAGAGAATTAGATGGAGATTACTTTATGCACGTACAAGCATTCCAACATCATACTGGACCCGCAGGTTCAGCTCCAGGAACAGGAGTTGTACGTGCAGCAGGAGCAGGTAAAAGAACTAATGCAGATACTGGATACTATAGTTACTCATTCGCTATCAAACCAGAAGAACATCAACCATCTGGAACATGCAACTTCAGTAGAATCGATAACGCTACACTTCAACTTACTCATGCAGGTACAGCAACTGATCTCTGGGTATTCGCCCACGGATACAACGTACTCCGTGTAATGAGCGGTATGGGTGGTCTCGCATACAGCAACTAGATTGTTTGTAATTACTATTAAAATATTCACTATAACATAACTGAGTTATGTTAATTATTTGATTTTAAAAATAAATCTGTTTACAATAGTAAGCAAATTTTCTGTTTATTAAATATAATTATTATAAGGCATTTATCAAATTAAATTAATAGATTAATTTAATTCAATTCTTCAAAATTTTTTTCTTTGTCTAAAATATAAAAATGGGAGGAGGTTTAATGCAACTCGTAGCTTATGGAGCACAAGATATTTACCTTACCGGTAACCCACAAATCACCTTTTTCAAGGTTGTATACAGAAGACACACCAACTTCGCAATGGAAGCTATTCCACAAACATTCGACGGATCCGCCGGATATGGAAAGAGAGTATCATGCACTATTCCAAGAAATGGTGATCTCGTAGGAAGATGCTACCTTCGTGTTAAAGTAGGAACTGGATTTGCAGCAGTAGGAGCTGATGTAAGAAGACTTATTAAGAACTGTGAACTTGAAATTGGAGGACAAAGAATTGACAAACAATACTTCGAATGGCAAGCAGCATGGCAATCACTTACATACGGTCAAGCACAAAAAGATGCTATGCAAATAATGGCAGTAGGAACTGAAACCGATAATGAATATTATTATCTTCCATTAGATTTCTTCTTCTGTAGACACGCTGGACTTGCACTTCCACTTATTGCTCTTCAATACCACGAAGTCAAGGTCATAGTAGAACTTGCAGCTGCTGTTGCAAACCTCGAACATAATGGTGCAACCACAGCTATGGCAGAAGCTACAATTAGTTCTTGCGAACTTTTAGTAGATTACTTCTACCTTGACACTGATGAAAGAAGAAGATTCGCCCAAGTATCTCATGAATATCTTATTGAACAAGTACAACATACTGGAACAGAAACTGTTGTTGTAGGAAGCAACAATGTTACACTTAACTTTAACCACCCAGTTAAAGAACTCGTATGGATGTTAACTGGTGCCAATGCAACTGTATCACATATAACACTAGCTAAACTTCAACTCAATGGTCATGATAGATTCAGAGAATTAGATGGAGATTACTTCATGCATGTACAAAGATTCCAACATCATACTGGACCAGTTGGTTCAGGAAACGGAGCTGCAGCTAAACGTGCAGTATTAACTGGTACAAATGTTACACAAGATACAGGATATTACTGCTACTCATTCGCTATCCGTCCAGAAGAACATCAACCATCTGGAACATGTAACTTCAGTAGAATTGACAACGCTACACTTCAACTTACTGTTGCTGGTGCTGGTACAGCTAAAACACTCTGGGTATTCGCCCACGGATACAACGTACTCCGTGTAATGAGCGGTATGGGTGGTCTCGCATACAGCAACTAGATTGTTTGTAATAACTATAAAATATTCACTATAACATAAGTCAGTTATGTTAACTATTTGATTTTTAAAATAAATCTGTTTACAATAGTAAGCAAATTTTCTGTTTATTAAATATTAATCTAATTAATTTTAATGCTATTTTAATATTATAAGGCAATCATTATATTAATTTTTTTCTTTGTATAAACTATAAAAATGGGAGGAGGTTTAATGCAACTCGTAGCCTATGGTGCTCAAGATATATATCTTACTGGTAACCCACAAATCACCTTTTTCAAGGTTGTATATAGAAGACACACCAACTTCGCAATGGAAGCTATTCCACAATCATTCAGCGGTGAAGTTAACTATGGAAAGAAAGTATCATGCACAATTCCAAGAAACGGTGATCTTGTAGGAAGATGCTACCTTCGTCTTAAAATGGCTGCATTCACTGGAGGAGTTAATGGTGATGTAAGAAGAATCATAAAAAACTGTGAACTTGAAATAGGAGGACAAAGAATAGATAAACAATACTATGAATGGCAAGCTGCATGGCAATCACTTACATATAGTCAAGCCCAAAAAGATGCTATGTCAATTGTTTCGGTAGGAACTGGAACTGCTAATGATTATTATTATCTTCCACTTGATTTCTTTTTCTGCAGACACGCAGGTCTCGCTCTTCCACTTATTGCCCTTCAATACCATGAAGTTAAAATCACATTAGAACTTGCAGCTGGTGTTGGAAATCTTTCCAAAAATGGTGCTCTTCAAACTGCTGTAACTGATGGAGATATAAGTTCAGGAGAACTTCTTGTAGATTACTTCTACCTTGATACTGATGAAAGAAGAAGATTTGCTCAAGTATCCCACGAATATCTCATCGAACAAGTACAACATACAGGAACTGTATCACTTGCAGTTGGAACTTCAACAACTAAAAATGTAAAACTTAACTTCAATCATCCAGTTAAGGAACTTATATGGTCTATTGATGCAAAAACAGGAACTGATTTAGCATATGTAAATACTGCTAAACTCCAACTTAATGGACACGATAGATTCAAAGAACTTGATGGAGATTACTTCATGCATGTACAAAGATTACAACATCATACTGGACCTGTTGGAAGTATGAGTGGTGCAAGTGCAGCACGTGCTCGTACTTGTGGAGTACAAACATTAGGTGATACAGGATATTACTGCTATTCATTCGCTATCAGACCAGAAGAACATCAACCATCTGGAACTTGCAATTTCAGTAGAATTGATAACGCAACACTTCAATTAACATATACTGTTGCTGGTGCAGCACGTAATCTTTGGGTATTCGCCCACGGATACAACGTACTCCGTGTAATGAGCGGTATGGGTGGTCTTGCATACAGCAACTAGATTGTTTGTAATTACTACAAAATATATTCACTATAACATTATAAGTAATTGTGTTAACTATAAATTTTAAAATAAATCTGTTTACAAATAGTAAGCAAATTTTCTGTTTATTAAATTAAATTGGTAATATTATTAATAAGGTAATTGGAAAATATTTTCTTTGTATAAACTATAAAAATGGGAGGAGGTTTAATGCAACTCGTAGCTTATGGAGCTCAAGATATATATCTTACTGGTAACCCACAAATAACCTTTTTCAAGGTTGTATATAGAAGACACACCAACTTCGCAATGGAAGCCATTCCACAAACATTCAATGGTTCTGCTGATTTTGGAAAGAAAGTATCATGCACTATCCCAAGAAATGGTGATCTTGTAGGAAGATGCTACCTTCGTGTAAAATTATCAACAGCAATGACAGCAGCAAATAGTGATATGAGAAGACTTATCAAGAACTGCGAACTTGAAATCGGAGGACAAAGAATAGACAAACAATATTATGAATGGCAAGCAGCTTGGCAATCACTTACATATAGTCAATCACAAAAAGATTCCATGGGAGTAGTAGCTCAATCATCTGCCGCAGCAGATTACTTCTATCTTCCACTTGATTTCTTCTTCTGTAGACATGCGGGTCTTGCTCTTCCACTTATTGCTCTTCAATATCACGAAGTTAAGGTTGTTGTAGAATTAGCCGCATTAACTGGTGTAAAAAATAATTCAACTTTATCTAATGGAGCAGGTGGTGTAATGTCATCTTGTGAACTTCTCGTCGATTATTTCTATCTTGATACTGATGAAAGAAGAAGATTCGCTCAAGTATCTCACGAATATCTTATTGAACAAGTTCAACATACTGGAACAAACACACTTGTTTCTGGAAGCAACAATGTAAAACTTAACTTTAATCATCCAGTTAAAGAACTTGTATGGTTATTAACAGGTGCTGATGGAAGTGTATCATATGTTTCAGAAGCAAAACTTCAACTTAATGGACACGATAGATTCAAGGCACTTGATGGAGATTACTTTATGCATGTTCAAAGACTCCAACATCATACTGGACCAGTTGGAAGTATGGTTGGTTCAGGTGCTAAACGTGCACGTGAATGTGGAATAAATACATTAGCTGATACAGGATATTACTGCTATTCATTCGCTATTAGACCAGAAGAACATCAACCATCAGGAACTTGCAATTTCAGTAGAATTGATAATGCCACACTTCAAGTAACATGGGCTGGTAGTGGTACCGCTAAAACACTCTGGGTATTCGCCCACGGATACAACGTACTCCGTGTAATGAGTGGTATGGGTGGTCTTGCATACAGCAACTAGATTATTCGAATTTTAAAAATTAAAGTTTAAAGTTTATGTTTATGTTTATGTTTATATAAGGCATTAGAATTTTAATACAAAATTATATTTTTAATACAAAAATATAATTTATAAATCTAATTTTAAATATTTGGTAAAAACCTAAATTATTTTTAATTAATTTAATTAATTTAATTAATTTATCACAATACTTAAAAAAATAAACTTGGATTAAAACATCTATGAACAATGTTTTGACTTCGATTAATAGTCGTTTGTCAAATGCTAAGACATTGATTAGATACTTTCCAATAGTTCTAAAAGAAGCAATGGGTATTCATGTATTAGACATGAATAAAAAAAAATATATTGATTGTATATCTGCTGCAGGGTCTTTACCTTTTGGTCATAATCACTTTATTGCAAGTAATGCAATACAAGAATTTATTAATAGACAATTGCCAGTTCAAACTATGGATATTGCAACAGAAGTTCAATATGATTTTTTGAATACATTATATAAGTTTTTACCACACGAATTCTCAAGGGATGCAAAAATTCAAATGTGTTCGCCATCAGGAGGAGATGCAGTTGATGCTGCAATTAAATTAGCAAAAGTTGCTACTGGAAGAAGTCCAATAATTGCATTTTATGGTGGATATCATGGTCAAGGATATGCTTCATCAAGCATCAGTGGTAAATTACGAAGCAAATACACATACAGTGGAATGTCTGATGTGCATTTCTTACCATATCCTAATGCATATCGATGTCCTTTTCAGATAGGTGCAGAAGGACACAAAAACATAAGCGATTATATAGAATGTTTATTAAAAAATCCTCAATCTGGTATATCCAAACCAGCCGCAGTAATATTTGAAGCAGTTCAAGGAGAGGGTGGGGTTAATATAGCACCAAATGAATGGATACGCAATTTAAGAAAAGTAACAAAAGAATTAGATATTCCACTTATTGCGGATGAGGTACAAACAGGTTTTTGTCGTACAGGAAAAAAGTTTGCTTTTGAACACGCTGGTATAACACCAGATATTGTTTGTGTTGCAAAAGCAATCGGTGGATCAATGCCTTTAGCAGCAATTATTCATAACTCAAAGTTAGATAAATGGAATGAATATCAACACGCAGGAACATGGAGGGGAAATCAAATGGGATTTTTGCTTGGAATGAGAACTATGGAATATATGGAAAAAGAAAAATTATGGGAAAAATCACATACACTTGGAGACAAATTTATTGAAGATATGAAAACTATACAACACGATTATCCATTTATAGGAGATGTAAGAGGTAAAGGTTTGATATTTGCACTAGAGATGGTTAAACCCAACTCAAAAAAGGACAAAATAGGTTCTTTACCACCAAATATAAATATAGCTAAAAAATTTCAAGAAAAATGCTTGGATAATGGTCTTCTAATACTTAGAGGTGGTCCATATGGAAATGTTATACGAATAATCCCACCATTGACTATAACAAACGATGAAATAGACGAGGTTCTTCATATAATAAAAAAATCATTGAGAGAAATAGATTCAATTAAATGAATATCACACAAATAAAATTAATAAATACTTATAATATTTAATTTAATTATTATATATATAAATTTCTAAAAAAAATGAGAAATTTTATCTTTGTATAAACTATAAAAATGGGAGGAGGTTTAATGCAACTCGTAGCCTATGGTGCTCAAGATATATATCTTACTGGTAACCCACAAATTACTTTCTTTAAGGTAGTATATAGAAGACATACAAACTTCGCGATGGAAACTATTCCACAAACATTCAGTGGATCTGCTGACTTCAGCAAAAAAGTATCTTGCACTATTCCACGTAATGGTGATCTTGTAGGAAGATGTTATCTTCGTGTCAAACTTAGTACAACTGCTATATGGAGCAGAATTGATATGAGAAGACTTATTAAGAATTGTGAACTTGAAATTGGAGGACAAAGAATTGATAAGCAATATTATCAATGGCAAGCTTGTTGGCAACAATTATCATATGGACAATCTGCCAAAGAATCATTAAAGGTACTTACAGAAACTGCTGGACTTCAGTTTTCTAGTAATATTGAACAAAATACATCATCGGGTACTAATAGTAATCTTGCAGGTCTTTCAAGCAGTGTTACTAAAAATGATTATTACTATCTTCCACTTGACTTTTTCTTCTGTAGACATGCAGGTCTTGCTCTTCCACTTATCGCACTTCAATACCACGAAGTCAAAGTAACCGTTGAACTCGATAGTGCAGCAAATGTAAGACAAAATGCAGTAAGTCCATATATTGTATGGTCTAATACAACCGGTGGTGGAGCAGCATCAACATTAACACCATCTTCAGGAGGAGATAACTCTGGTTTATCCGCAATTAGAAATTTAACAACTGGAACTGGAGGCCATTGTTCCGGAAATATGGCTAACTCAAGTGTACAATCTGTAGCAACTAATTATATGACAGTAAGTGAAATATACACTGATGCCGCAATTGGTTCAGTCGAACTTCTTGTAGATTACTATTATCTCGATACTGATGAAAGAAGAAGATTCGCTCAAGTTTCTCACGAATATCTTATTGAACAAGTCCAACATACAGGAACAGTATCTCTTGCAGTAGGTTCAAGCGCAACAAAGAATGTCAAACTTAACTTCAACCATCCAGTTAAAGAACTTGTATGGAGAATTGAAGATGCATCTGATACAAACTTAGCATACGTAAATACCGCAAAACTCCAACTCAATGGACACGACAGATTCAGAGCACTTGATGGAGATTACTTCTTAAATGTTCAATCATTACAACATCATACTGGTGTTAGTGGTGTTCTTTTAGGTTCAGCCGCATCAAGAGCACGTGCTTGTGGTGATTACAATACTGGTGGTGGTGGTGTATACTCTTACTCATTCGCTATCAAACCAGAAGAACATCAACCATCTGGAACTTGCAATTTCAGTAGAATTGACAACGCTACACTTCAATTAACATACACTGTCGCTGGTTCAGCACGTAATCTTTGGGTATTCGCCCACGGATACAACGTACTCCGTGTAATGAGCGGTATGGGTGGTCTCGCATACAGCAACTAGAAAAACAAATAAACAAAAACAAATAAATAAAACAAATAAACAAAAACAAATAAACAAAACAAATAAACAAATAAACAAAAACAAATAAACAAGTAAACAAACAAGTTAAATAAATAATAAATAATTCACTATAAATTTTTTGAAAATTTAATACTATACATTAATGTATTAACTTTTTTATCTATGGCAATAATATAAAATGAAAGGAAAAAGTTTAGATATTCAAACAGGACTTCTTTTAGTTCTTATTGGTCTTGCAATTGTATACCTTATTTTAAATTCAAGGGAACAAGAAGAAAAACAACAAAAAGAAAAATTTCGTGCTAGACGATTAAAGAGAAATGAAAGATTCCACAATCCACAATCGGATTCAAAAATGGTTATGTTTTATGTAGATTGGTGTCCACATTGTCAAAAAGCAAAACCAATTTGGAAAAAACTTGGAGATAAACTCTCTAACAAACTCCCAAAACTTAAATTAGAAATGGTAAACGGCGAAGAAAATAGAAAGCTTGCTGAAAAATATGAAATTCAATACTTCCCAACAATTCTTTATATTAACGGAGATTCAGTCGTAGAATATGAAGGTGAAAGAGAATTAGAACCACTTACTAATTTTGCTGTATCACAATCCTAAATAAAACAAGTTTCGAATCAATAAATTTACTTTAATCAAAATACTTATAAAGTAACGTAAAGTGTAATATAATATTAAAGTAATATGTCTAGACCATCAACACCGATTGATACTGGTAATAGATATATTTTATGTAAAGTATTAAATGATGGAAATTATGTATGGGCAGTTACTATCCATACAGAACGTGAAACTCTAGAATATTATGCAAAACGCTATTTACACAATAGTAAATACGGTTATATGATATTAGAATTCCCTACTAAAATCGCAGAAAATATTATTTTTGATGATAGATTGTGTAATATCTTGAAATTTGAAAAACTGTTCGGAAAATGGAAATCTGAAAGTATTCAATAGTATAAGAATTTGATAAATCAATCACATTTTGAAGTTTCGTTTTTATGTCTAACCCTTTTAATAAGATGCCCCATTAACTTAATATCATCATACATTATAATGTGTGCAGCAATAAAATATAATATTGTTGCAAATGTCATACTTTCAATTGTTATTATATAATAATAATGATATAACCAATTGATTGTAAAACATATAACATATACGCAAAAACTTAATAATGCGGTTGTATTTAGTAATTTATCATTTTGTGTTATATATCTAAGTCCTAGATAACCATTAACAGAAAAGGATATTGTACTCAGAGCACCATATATAATTAACATTCGAACTATATTAGGTTGGGTGTAGTCATTTATAATATTTATTATTCCAAATATTGTAACAAAACCGTGATGAAGTTTTGTTGTCATAGGAAGTCCAGGAACCAATAATAAACTAATAAAATCTGTTAATGAATAAATAGTTCCCAAAATATGAAGACTTGCATTATTCCATTTGTTATACATAAATATATCTTTTAATATAAGAAGTGTTCCCGGTGTCATTAAAAATAAAGTATTGCTTTTTAACAAATTTTTTATGACATATCTTTTTTTGTATGTTGATAGTGATTTATATGGACCAATTTTATTCATAACAAATTCAACAGTTTTAAATACTGATGTAAAGTATCCGACATAAAAAATGATTACTATAAATAATGGTGGTAATGGAATTATATAGTCATTAAACATAATAAATTATTAATTTATACATTAATACTTTAAATAAGTAAACATACTATGAAAATCATAATATTTATAACTAATTATTAGGATTTATATTCAATATATCATTTATTTTATTCTGTAAATTATGATTTTGTTCAATCAAATTATTATAATTTAATTGCATATTTTGCAAAATATTGGAAAAATATTTATTGTTATTCAAATTGGAATTTGTATTATTCAAATTGTTATTCATTTCATTATTCATTTCATTATTCATTTCATTATTCATTTCATTATTCATTTCATTATTCATTTCATTATTCATTTTATTATTCGTTACAGTATTCATTTCATTATTCATTTCATTATTCATTTCATTATTCATTTCATTATTCGTTTCATTATTCGTTTCAGTATTCGTTTCAGTATTCGTTTCAGTATTCGTTTCAGTATTCGTTTTACCTTTTAAATTGATTTTTTGTGTATTACTTAGTGATATTTTATAATGTAATGAACATAAACCATTTTTATATGTAGATTTCTTGCAATTATTACCTTTTTGGGTTTTATTTTTACAATAATAACTAATCATTTTAGAATCGTTTTTTCCTACTGATACATAAAATATTTTTTTATCAATAGACTTTCTACAATATGGACATTGATAAGACCGTGAAACATCAATTGATTTCATCAAACAATCTTTATGAAATATATGATTACATTTCAAATTAATTGTATTTTCAGTTCCCATTATATCCATACATATCATACAATCATCTAAATTATCTAAATTATCTAAATTATCTAAATTATCTAAATTATCTAAATTATCTAAATTTTTTTCATTCTTGTTTTCAATATTAATATCCTCATTACAAGGCATTTATATCTTTATATATTCTAACTTTTATATATTAAAATAATTTAAATTTTTTCATAATCATCGGAATCATAATCGTGTTGGTCAACTACAACGATATCATCGTCTATATTTTCTTCTCTTTCTTTAGTTACTTCACTTACTTCACTTACTTCACTTGTTTGTGTTTCTTCAGTTTCTTCATCTAATTCTATATTTATTTCATTTTCGTCACTCACGTTATCAGTATCAATCGATTCTGATTCTGAATCTATTTTTTCGTCTAGTTCAATTATATCTGATTCATCGATTGAATAATTATCATTTTCATTATATAATTGATGTATTTTATCATTATATTTTTGTATATGATGTATACAATAAGAATCTAATTTTTTAATTGCGTCATTTGTTGCATTGGTAATATGTGAATGTTTATTAAGTCGCTCTTCATATTCATCAAAATATTTTAAATCACACTTATTAATACTGTCTCCATAAAAAATTTTTGAATATTTTGGATCACATTTAGGTACATTTAAATAATCCTCACATTCATAATCATTACCATAATTATTTTCATTACCATAATTATAATCATTACCATAATTATAATCATTACCATAATTATAATCATTACCATAATTATTTTCATTATCTTTTGAGGTCAAATTTCTAAGATTTTCATAATCATTTAATTTATATTCTTTTAATTCGCATTGTTGTGATTCATATTCTCTAGATTCATATATTTTTGAGTCATATATTTTTGAGTCATAATCTTCATTTAAAACTTCATCTTTATAAATTTTATCCAATTTATTGCTATTTAAACTTCTATTATTTGCATATTCATATATATTGTCATATTGTGTCGATTCATTAACCTTTGTAATATTTTCTGTAAGGTCTCTGAAATATGAACTATTTTTATAATGCCATACATTATTTACACATTTAAGATTATATTTACTAATAACATATGATGGTAATTCCAAATATATATTATATTTATCTATATTAACTCTAGTATATCTTATTTTGAAATATTTGCATATACCTCCTTGATAATTTAAAATTTGTGTAAGATATGGAAGTATATTATCAATATCATCTGTTTTAAACCATAAAAATCCTGGATATCCTTTTGAAACAGCTTCAGACATTGCTAAGGATACATTTATTTTGCAAAGTTGTTTTATTAATGATTTATTTTGATTTGCTTCAAGATTGTGACAAAATTTACCTCTGTTAAGTTTGCATGTAAGACCGAGACTTTTTAATTCTCTTAAGTCATTGTCAATTATTTTGTTTTCTGCAGGTTCATTTGAAATTTCTTCAAATGTATCCATTAAATTTTGCATTGTTTTACTGTTTTCTACATAATTCGTTACAACAGTTTCACATTTGTTATATTTAGTTTTACCAAAACTTTTAATCTTTTTAAATAATTTAGAAAGTACTTTTTTGGTTCTGTATAAATTAGATCTCTTTTTAACTTTTGAAATTTTCGAAACCTGATTCCTAAAACGACTGTTTTTAGCCATTTCTGTAATTTAAACTTAGATTTTAAATATAATTTAAACACATGGGTAATATATGTTTTTGCTATAAAAACTATTTAACTAAAGAAGAAATAGAAAAAGAAAAAGAACTTGATAATAGAGCATTTAAGGAAATTCTAAAGAAAATTTCCGAAAGAAATAATGATAATGATAATGATAATGATAATGACAATTCGTGTAGTAGCAATAGTAGCACACATGATATTTACGATAGTACAGAATCATTATGTGCGTGTTGTAATGACAAAATGACATCTACTATTGAGTTAGATGATTCAAATAATTCAATAGAACTTATACATCCATTACAATATAATTCATTATTTAATGAAAAATTAAATTCTATTGACGAAAATAATATAGATGAAAAACAAATTAAAAGATTAACAGAATCAAATATAACCCAATCTTCAAATGGAAGTAATTCGTATATATTTGCTAATTTCGATGATTATACATATGATATATCTATTGATATAAAAAAAAATAATTAAATATTATTCTACTTTATTTATTAGACTTTATTTATTAGACTTTATTTATTCTACTTTACTTTTTTAGGTTTTCCTAACTTGTTTCGTTCACTATAATTAATATCGATATCTAGTTCTTTGATAGCATTGGATATTCGATTTATATCAAGATATGGTAAAATTGGAGTACACTCCCATAACCATCTTTTACCAACATAATCTAGTTTAAAATTTATAGGAAACATATCAATAATAAGCGACAATTCCGTTGTTAATGTAGCAATTTCTTTAGGAAGTATATTGGAACTTCCTGGAGGTAAAACTGCTGTTAATTGAACAAGAGGTTTAATTGGTTTATCCTTACCAAAGTTTTCTGTCGATATTGTAGTCATTCCAAGATGTTCATCAAGCGTTGAAATAAGCGGTGAGTGAATATACTTATACATCCATAACCAAGAAGGACAATTTCCAGTATAATAACATAGGTTCCAAATTAAACCATCAATATAATTTTGACAAATTTCATTAATTGAACCAGTAAAATAACTATTAATCGATGCCATTCGGAAATTTGTGTAGTAATATCTATGTTTATATCCTGGTTCTGCAAATTTAACATTGTCAGGATATTTTCCACATACAATATTCATCGCTTCTATTTTTTGTTTTACAATATCTTCAGGTTTATCGGAAGCAGCCGATGGTTTGGACATATATTTTTTATTTCCATATATTTTAAGCAAATCTGTTTCTTCTCTTTTAGACAATTTTCTTATCAAAATACCCAGAGTAGTTTTAGATAATTTATATGGATATTTAAATTCACCTAAATTTCCAGAACTCCCAGCATCAATTACAATATTTTTTCTATTTTCTCTAAACATTTGATAGTATTCATTTAAGAGTATTTCAATTCCACCATTTGATATTTTAAGTGAGGGTATTCCAGGAAGGAAATCATTTCCTAATAGAAATGATAGAACAACAAAATCAATAATAACGTATTTTTCATCAAATACATTATCACCAATTCCAATAACAAATTCGTTACAAATCCTTTCTTTCAGAAGGTTAATATTAAGGTAATGATATGGACTATCATTACAAGGTATTTTATAAAATTGTTGTGTTTCTCGAATAAGAAACATATTTTTATTTTCAATTAAAAGAGTCAGCATAATCAAATCAGCATCTAGTCCATAAACACAATGATTTTTATCTTCATATGGTGCGTTTCTAATATACTCCATTATTTTATGTTCACCTTCACCTGGAACAGTTGAATCAGATAGAATAACATTTTTAGCACTAATATATTGTTTATGTTTTTTAAAATATTTGAGGAGTTCAGTATTTAATTTCAACATAAAATTTGTTCCAGGAGTAATTGCGTTAGAATCCCACGAATGAACTTCACTGACATCAAGCGAACGACGAATTTCATTTTCCATATTTTTAACTTTAATTGATTTAAATCGTCGAAGACGTTGTTGTGATATTTTTGCTAAAGGAGCAACACCATCAATTGCCATATATACTAAATCAGTTGGTTTTACAACATTTATTATTTTCATAGTATAATTACATATACGTTCAATCATTTCATTTTCATCTTTTGTTGGAGGACCAAAATCACTTGAATGACAACACGGATGAATAAGACAATTCATATCTAAATACAATGAATTCATCTTGATACTTTTATCAAAATAAATAATTTCATTATGTTTATCAGTAATCCATTTGAAGAACTTGGGAATACCCATATTATAAAGTTTAATATAGTATTACACAAATCTTTATACAATATCAATTTTAATTTTTTATTATATTTATCATATTATATTTATCATATTGTATTTATCATATTGTATTTATCATATTGTATTTATCATATTGTATTTATCATATTTATAAAATAAATATATTGATTATATATAAATGAAAAACGTCGAGAATGTAAAACGTTTAGAAACTAAATTACAAAAAACAAAAAGTAAAAAAAACGAAGCACGTAATTTAAGAGATAAAGCAGAAAGTATCCGTGTCGAAGCAGCAAAAAAACTTGAAATGTTACATCAAAATTTAAGAATGGCACGTGCGGCAAAATGTTTCAAACGTTCCTCGGTTAACAAAGGAAAAATTACTGAAGTTCTTAATTTATTAAGAAAAGGAAGACAATATAATAGAGAAGCAATATTTTTATTATATAAAATGCAAAACTTACGTTCAAAAAAAGTAGATAACAAAAAATAGATAACTAAATTTTTATAAGTATACAATAGATTATAATTATAATCTATAGTATTATTAACAATGAGTTGTAAATCCGGAAATGATGGTAATATTGTTTTTGGTGGTAAGATTTTATTAGCAAAAGAATATTTAAAAAAAACAGGTGAACCTACTATAAATCCAGTTGGATGGTGGGCATCAGAAAAATACGACGGATATCGCGCAATATGGAATGGTAATCATTTTGTATCGAGAAGTGGAAAAAAATTTAATGTTCCAGAATGGTTTTCTGCATTAATGCCTCCTGATGTTTCTTTAGATGGTGAATTTTGGATAGGAAGAGGTTGTTTTGAAGAATGTGGTATATTTAGAAGGAAACAACCAATTACAGAAGAATGGATTGGGAAAAAAGTTTTATATAAAGTATTTGATATACCTAACTCATCAAAAAATTTTGAAGAAAGACTCGATGATTTGAAAAGAATAATTTCTTCGCGATGTGATTGTATGGTAGAATTAGAACTTCCAGAAGGTATAGTTACAGTACGATGTCCATTAGAAATCACAAGACATGTTAAAATAGTAAATGAAGAACATCTAGACGAGATGTTTAAAGACGTTGTTTCAGAAGGGGGTGAAGGATTAATGATTAGACAACCTAGAAGTTTATATGAAGGAAAACGTTCAAAAACACTATTAAAAATGAAGGTAGCATTTGATACAGAATGTATAATTACAGGATATAATCCTGGAACTGGAAAATATGATGGTAAATTAGGATCATTTAAATGTCAAATAATCGAAGGAGCAGTAAGTGCTGGTAAACAATTTAATGTTTCGGGAATGAATGATGTAATACGTTCTAATTATCTTACTTCTCATCCAATAGGAACACGTATAACAATTGCATTTAATGATTATACTAAAGATGGTATTCCTAGATTTCCAAGATATTTAAGAAAGAGAGAAGATATATAAATTTATTTTTATAACTAATTTAACAATTTTAACTTTATAAGTGTACAATAGATTATAATTTATAATCTATTGTATTATTAACTATGAACTGTATATTAGGTAATAAAGGAAATATTTTATATAAAGGAAAATTATTACTCGCAAAAGAATATCTTAAAAAAACAGGTGAACCTACTATAAATCCAGTTGGATGGTGGGCATCAGAAAAATACGATGGTTATCGTGCATTATGGAATGGGAAAGATTTCCGTTCAAGAAATGGTAATAAATTTAATGTTCCAGAATGGTTTACCCAAATAATGCCACCAGATTATGCATTAGATGGAGAATTTTGGGTTGGAAGAGGTTGTTTTGATAAATGTGGTATTTTCAAAAAGAAATTACCTGAAACAGATGAATGGATTGATAAAAAAGTAATATATAAAGTATTTGATGTTCCAAGTTATAATAAACCATTTAAAGAAAGAATGAAAAAATTAAAAGATATTGTTAAAAATAGATGTAAATGTAAAAAAACATTTAAATTACCTAAAAAAGTATCTTCAATGAAATGTCCAATCGAAGTAACACAACAAACAAAAATTAAAAGTAAAGAACATTTGAATAATATGTTTAGCAATGTAATTAAAGGTGGAGGAGAAGGAATTATGTTAAGAAAACCACAAAGTATATATGAAGGTAAACGTTCATCAACCCTTCTTAAAATGAAAGTAGAATTTGATACAGAAGCAGAAATAATAGGGTATAAACTAGGTGTTGGAAAATATATTGGTATGTTGGGTTCGTTTAAATGTAAACTAATTTTAGGTAAAAATAAAGGAGTGACATTTAATGTATCTGGTATGAATGATGAAATAAGAACTAATTATAAAAAAACACATAAAATTGGAACAATTATAACAATTGCATTTAATGATTATACTAAAGATGGAGTACCCAGACATCCAAGATATTTAAGAAAAAAAGATGATTATAAATTGTAATTGAATTAACTATTCGATTTAATCTTTATATTAATCGGGGGAGGGCGATTTTTTCGATACAACATAATTGAATTGTCTATGTCCAATTGGTTAACTGGTTCTACATTACCATTAAGTGGTTCCACATTACCATTAAGTGGTTCCACACTATCTTTAAATTTAAATACTATATCAGATTTGATATTTTTTTCATAAGAATTGTTCTCTTTATTTTCTTGATTTTCTTGATTTTCTTTATTTTCTTTATTTTCTTTATTTTCTTCAGTAATTGGATTAACTTTATTATTTTTGTAACGCTTTCTTTTTTTACAATATTTATTGATTATATCACACCATTGTAAAATAAAATACATTTATAATTAAATCTTATAAAGATATATTTAAGTTAAAATAAACATTAATTTACATAAATTAATGTTTTAATATAAATTCTAAACATAACAAGAATATTCTAGTTATATTGTTTATTTTTTAGGTGAAGGGCATCTTCTTCTTGGGGATGATGGTCTTCTTGGGGATGATGGTCTTCTTGGAGGACATCTTTTTCTTCTTGGGGATGATGGTCTTGGAGGACATCTTCTTTTTGGAGATACTGCTCTTCTTGAAGGGCATCTTCTTTTTGGAGATACTGCACGTCTACGTACAACACAATAACCTCCTTTTTGTGGTTTTTTTCCTTTACCACTGCATCTTTTTCTTGGGCAAGATGGCGATATTGGTCTAGGACCTCGTGGAGCACCAATTAATTTTCTTACAACTGCACCCATTGTTTTTCTTGGTTTTCTTTTACCTGAGGATGGTCTTCCTCCTTTACTTCTTAATCCTAACACTCTTTCTACTCCTTTTACTGCACGTCTTGCACCTTGTCTTACTCCTTTTACTACACGTTTTGCACCTTGTCTTACTCCTTTTACTACACGTTTTGCACCTTGTCTTACTCCTTTTCTTACGCGTCTTACAACTTTAGGTGCTTTTACACCACCGGTTTGTGCCATTTTTGAACCACCTCTTTGTTCGTTAAGAAAACCATTTAATGTTTTTCTTCCTTCTGAACTGTATAAAGATACTTTTCTATTTGTTGCTGGGCTATAAATATAATCAAACGCGTTTACCATTTATAATATTATATAAGAAAAAAACGCAATCAAATAAATCAAACAAATCAAATAAATTTAAATTAATAAATATCACCCCATTCAATTAATGAGTTATATAATACATTTCTATATGTTGAATCATAATTTAAATTAGATTTATATAAATTTTCTTTCATTGCTATTGAAGAAACTATACATGCCATTATTTCATTTGGATGATATTTTTGTTCAACACCATCCAACATATTATTATACCATTGAATATTTCGCATAGCATCCATTTTAATAAAATGTAATCGATTATCTTTCAATAATATTTTCATTCCAATTGGAAAAATATTACCATCTTTGACAATAATTGTTGAAATAAAAAATGTATTTTTATTCATTTTATATCCCCACATATCAACACCATCTGGATTTAAAACTCCCTTATTAATTAAAATTGAAGGTATCCCTTGTATATATTTTATATTATCATAACCTACAATATTTTGCATTCTATAAAAATTCCATTTATTATAAAGACCTTCGACATTACCAATATTCATCCTTTGAAATACGTGTGTAATTTCATGTATTAATGTTTTAATAAGAGTATATGATGTATCATTTTTAAGATTAATAGGACGTAAAATTATAGCGTCATTTAAAGTATATGGATATCCCCAATCTGTATCACCATCTAATATTGCTAATTTCCATTCTAATTGTTGAAGTTGCTTAAAATCTTTTAATAAATCAGATGCTTTATTAACTGCTTTTTTCAAGAAATAAATCTCATTGTCAGTAAAATTACGAAATGAATTTATAACTTTATTATAATAATCATTTACATTCGCATTATTTATTCCACTTCTAACTTCCAATTCTACTAAATTCATCATATTTGCATTTTTTTCAATAACATCTGAAAAAAAATATTTACAATCATTTTTATTTAAAAAAGAAATTTTATTACCAATATTTAGTAATACCATTAATTTAATTAAATATTTTTATATTAGTTAATTCTTTAATCATCGATTTCAAATAGACTTTCATCAATATTATTAAAGTCAACATCTGTGATATATGTATGAGTATCATTAAATTTACGATTCTTAAATTCATCAAAGATGTCCATAAAATTAAATGTATGACATTCAATATGCTCACTCTTCATATCAATTACACCCTTTACGTTTGCGTATCTATCCCACCCATTACTTCCACCATCAGGACGCCAGAACATCTTACCAAGTGACGAATCGTATGATGCTACAATAATATGACCCATACCGTGATATGTGTATGCAATATCAGTGAAAGTTGTCTGTCCCTTGGATTTATAAAATTTGTAAATCTTTTTAATTTTATCAAGAGAATGAAATATCAATGTACCACAAGTATCATCTTTATTTACATCGTAGTAAGTCTCGCGTGTATTTCCAATCATTTTATACATAAATTTAATAGAGTTACTCCAATTTGCTTCATTGGCAAAATCTTCAATCAACTTAATTTCATCCGAATTTACATTGGAAATACCACTCACAAAATTATGTTCATCATCTTTACCGGTATAATAAAATGGATGTACAGTTGCATCATAACCATTCACACCAAATTTACAATCACTCAACTTATTGTACAAGTATTGTGCATTAGAGTATTGAGCAGTGTCTGTAAACATCATTTTATTTGTTTATAAATAAATAAAATCAATTTTTTAAAAATATAAATTAATTTAATATTTGGAAATATAAATTTTTGTAATTTAAATGTTTTAAATGTGTATCTAAAATCTATGGATAATATAATGCTACATCATCTGAATAAGGGAGCGTCTGCATTGTATTCATCAATACCTACACTTACAGGATTATGGGAAACTGGAATTGATACAAAAATTCTATCCAGTTCTGAAATACTCCATATAGGAAATATGTTAAATGGAATGTTCGGCGATGACGTATCATCTAAGATTAAGATTGAATTTCCAAGATTGGTTGTAGTAGGAACACAAAGTAGTGGAAAGAGTTCATTATTAAATGGTATATTAAAAATGGATTTACTTCCAATGGGTTCTTCTATGGTAACACGTTGTCCTACACAACTTCAACTAATGCCTATTAATGATTCAAATAATAGAGCAGAATTTGGAATTTATGACAATGGTCAATGGGTTGCAGAGAAAACAATACAATTATCTATGCCTCGACCTAAATATTCTGAAATAAATGAATTTCATTCTGAAATGGAATTACAGACTAATAGACGAGCAGGAAATGGAAAAAATATAAGTATGAAAAGTATTCTTGTAAGAGTATATGGAAAAGATATTCCAAATTTAAGTTTAATTGATTTACCAGGACTTACTATGACTGCATTGACAGATAGAGGACAACCAAAAGATATAAAAGACCAAATACGACAAATGATTGGAAATTTTATATCACAGGAAAAAACAATAATACTTGCTGTTATGCCTGCAAGAGTTGATCTTGAAGCGGATCCTGCCCTCGAACTTATAAAAGAACATGACCCAAAAGGTGAAAGAACTATTGGTGTCCTTACAAAGATTGATTTAATGGACAATGGAACCGATGTAACTAACTATCTTGTCGGTGAAATACCCAATGATTTATATCTTAAATATGGATATTTTGCAATTAAAAATCGTTCTAATAGAGATATGGAAACAATGTCATCAATTGATGGAATACAAGCAGAAAAGCAGTTTTTTATAACACATCCTATTTATGGTTCACGTAATATAGGTGAAAAACTTGGAACAGATAAATTGTCTGATACTTTAAGTAAAATACTTATTCAAAATATAAAACGTTCAATACCATCAATAATGTTGGAAATTAACAAATTAGATTCGGAGTTAGATGTTTTAATTGAGAATTTGGGTCCACCTTTACCAACTGAAGAAGATGCCAAGATGTCATTCCTTCATATAATATTGGCCGAATTTTGTAGAGAATTCACATCAATACTTGATGAACGTTCTGCATCTCATAATATTGGGAGAACAATTAAAGATGTTTTAATCGATTATAGACAAAAAATAGATACTATTGATCCATTTACAAAAGAAGAATTCAGTGATAATTACATTACAAATTGTATTAAAAACAGCGAAGGAAATCATATGTCATTTCCAATTCCCTCAATTGAAGTTTTTGAACATTGTATAAGAGAACCCACAAAAAGACCAATTAATGTATTGATTGAACCATCAATGGAATGTTTAAGTGGAGTATGTGAGCAATTTAGTTGTATGTTGGATATATTATTAGCGAAAGAACATATTGCACGATTCCCAAATCTTGTTAGAAGAATTAAAAATGAAATCTTTTCGGCAGTAATGCGTAATAATAGAGATAATACATCAAACAAAATTATTGATATAATCGATATGGAATCCAATTATATATGGACTGACCAAAAGAAATTTAATGAACAATTATCTACTATATTCAATCAAAAAGGAATTCTAGACCCATCAAATATGAGAAAACTGTTATCAATGTATTTTTCAACAATCAAGGATAGTATGAAAAATAACATTCCTAAAATAATTATGTTATTTTTAGTAAAGAAAACAAAAGATAGTGTCGCGAATATATTATTTGATAATTTTACTAAACCACCTCTTGGAAATCTTTTAGACGAACCTAATGGTATAGGAGAAAAACGAAAGATATATCAAGACCAGAAAATAAAAGTAGTTGCAATAAAAAGAGCACTTGAATCAATTCAATAAAATATCAAAATTAACTAAAACAACTTAAAACAACTTAAAATTAACTAAAAACAACTAAAATATACCAAAAAAAAATATTTTTCCAGTCTCAAGACTTTTTCATTTTCACCAAAACTAAAACTATAAATGGTTTCAGTTTTTTTATAAAAAATAACAATTAATTCTCAGTAAGGTCGAATTTCAAAAACGTCGTTTTTTCAAAAATTTTGAAAATGTCAAAAAAAAATTCGACCTAAAATTCGACCTTTTATGGTTTGCGACCCCAAAAAATAATATCAGATACATTACCATTTCCAGTCTTAAAATAATGTCAAAAAAACACCATGAATTCTCAGTCTCAGGGATTTTCAAAAAAGCGTGTTTTCAACGAAATAAACTAAAGCCATGTGGAAAAACTTTTCTCAGGGACTTCTCAAAAAACTATTTCCTCCCCCCCCGCGAAATGATTGTGTTATAAATTACTGATTTTTTACTGAAAAATTACTGAAAAATTACTGATTTTTGTAAGACTGAAACAAACCATATTTTTAAAAACATATAAAAATATTTCGCACTGGGTCAGTGCGAATCAGTAAAAAATCAGTAAAAAATCAGTAAAAAATCAGTAAAAAATCAGGTATTTGCAAAAAGTTTAAAGACTGAGATTATTATATTGGTATATTATATGGTATTATATAGGTGTTATTTTTGTAATTTTATAACAAAAAATAAACCAGATTTTAAACGGCACCAAAACCGTAAATTTTCGTGTAAAGAAAACGAAAATCACATTGATTTAGTATATGATACTGAAGAAGAAAACACAATAACACAAAATAACACAAAAATAACACAAAATAACACAAAAATAACACAAAATAACACAATTTTAGAGACAAATTTAGATGAAAAAAGATCGAATTTTTCATCGGAATTTCAAAATATTGACCAAAATGATGAATTTCAAAAAACAAATATAAATAAAAAACAAATCGAATTATGTAGTTGCGAATGGTGTGGTAAAAAATTTAAGAGATATTTTAGCAGAGATCGCCATTATAATATCTGCAAAAAGAAGAAAGTATCCGAAAATCTAATATTATTGGATATGAAATATAATGAATTAAAGTCCAGATTAGAAAATATTGAGAATACAAATATATTAGATACTTCGAATACAAATATATTAGATACTTCGAAAATAACAAACAATACAATAAATAATATGAATACAACAAACAATACAACTACAACTACAAATAATACAACCAACTCAAATATAAATATTCAAATAAATAATTTCGGTAATGAAAATTTAAACTATATTACAGAAGCGATGGTAAGAAAATTATTAAAGGGACAATTATCGCAAGTCATACCTCAAATAATTAAAAATATATACTGTAATCCTGAACATATGGAAAATATGAATGTCTATATACAGAATAAAAAAGAACCATTTATAATGATTAAAAGTAAAAACGGATGGATATTAGATAACAAAAAAGATGTTATGTTTACAATAATGGAAAATGGAAGATATATGTTTGATGATAGAACCCACGGTACAGAAATGTCAAATAAAGAACAAACAAGAATGGAAAAAGTAAATTGTCTAACTAATGGAGAAATAGATATGAATAATGTTAATATAGGATTAATTAATAATAAACAACATTTACAAAAAACAAAAATTATTTAATAAATTAAAATTTATTTTATTACCATTTTAATAATAACTGGTTATTCGATGATTTGAAATATTTTTTAATCAAATCATCATATTTGTATTTTATTTCATTAATATTTGGAATTGTTCTCATTTTAGAATATAAATCAGCTTTTTGAAAAGCTTTTAATAACGGGAGCATTTTCCAATCTTTGATATTTGCTAAATTTGTATATCCTCGTTCTAAATTTCTAGGTGTATGCCAGGAATAAAAAGAATGATATCGTAATATATATATTGCTTCGAGTGGAAATCCAAAACCATTTCTTTCTGTAAAAGAAGCAATATATTCATCATGACTCCAATTAAATATTACTTTATTAAAACCACAATTTTCAGTATAAATATTCATATTTCCATTAATACTATCATTATTATTATGATACATTGATTCAAACATTATATAACTTTCTGATAATTCTATACCAACTGGAAATGTATCACCTACAACTGCCCATTGTGGTAAAGAACCCCATTCCCTTAATAACATAACTTTACCTAAATCGTGTATAAAACCTATTAATGGAAACCAACTCCAATCTTCAATGTGTTTATAGTAATTATTTAAAGTAGTGTCATATTCATCTTGATAGATTTCTGGTAAATTATTCCATTCTTCATTGGTAAAAAGACATTTAATATAATTGTTTTTAAATTCACCAATATCATTAAAATATCTATTCAATATTGATTCACCAGTTTGGTATGAATGGACTATTTGTGGTAAATCATTGTCTGGATCACTTTCATCAACAATATCATCAAGAAGATTTATAACTTTCCATATATCTAAATTTTGATATGGTCCATTCGTATATTTATCGTTCATCGAAATAGCATATTTAATAGTATGATTTTCAAGCATATCTTTGTATGTTTTAGATACTTTTGTAATATCATTATTAGATAATTCTGTATAATTTCTGAATAGAGACATATTTATAATAATCACTTATAAATAATTTATTTAATTGATAAAATAGATATATTATTTCTTACATATTGACTTGGTAGTATGGATTTAATTTATAATTAGCAAAAGATTCATTTTCTTTTTCTGCTTCTGCTTTTGCTTTTTCTGCTTCTTTTGCTTTTTCTGCTTCTTCTGCTTCTTTTTCTTTTCTTGCATTACAATCAGCACACATTGCTTTACAAGTTTTTTCTGAATAACCTCTGTTTTTACATCTTCTACATGTTTCACAAATATCTTTTTTAACTTGTCCATCATTTGGTTTTTTAATTTTAATAGAATCTAATTTA